AGCTGCTGCTGGCCGCGCTGGGGGTTGACCTGATCCAGCTCCGCAACATCCAGTCGATCGAGCGGAAGATCGAGGCCAAGCGCGAGATGATCGGCCGCTACCTGCCGTGGATCGAGGGCGCGCTGACCGCCGAACACGCCGCCCAGGACGAGATTGTTTCCACCATGATGGTCTGGGCAATCGACGTGGAAGACTGGCATCTCGCCCTGACAATCGCGCACCACGTGCTGGCCCACGGCATCGCCCTGCCGGAACGCTACAAGCGCCAGCCCGCCGTGCTGATCGCCGAGGAATTCGCCGAGGCCGGCCTCAAGCCGGAGCCCAGCGTCGATGTCGAGCGCCTTGCCGTGGTCGATAGGCTGACCGCCGACAAAGACATGCCGGACCAGGTCCGCGCCAAGCTGCAGAAGGCCATCGGCCTGGGCTTCAAGCGCCGCGCAGATGCCTTTGACCCGGAGGCTGAGAGCGCCGTCGCCGGCGGCAAGCCCGCGCTGATCGCCACGGCCCTGGATCACTTCCGCCGCGCGCTGGAGCTCGACAAGGGCTGCGGCGTCAAGAAACTGATCGAGGGCCTGGAGCGCGAGCTGAAGAAGCTCGCCCCCCAGTCTGGAACTGACCGGCCCGAATAAGAGCTGCGCCACCCGCGCCGGGGGGCGGGAGGGCAAGCGAGGCACCAGCCACCGCTTTCCCGACCTCACCCCCCACCCCTTTGAGGAACTGCCATGGCCTCGCCGCTGATCGCTGTCCCCGCATCGCCAGCCAGCCCGGCGAACACCGTGGTGGCCGGCGATGGCTGGTGGCCGGACGTGGACTGCAACCAGGTCCGCGCCGAGCTGCGCCTGCCCGAGATCGTCACCCATGAACGCCTGGTCTCCGCCATCCGCGGCGCAATGCTGACCGTCACGGCCGAACTGGCCGCCTGGCGCGCCCTGCGCGAGGCTGATGGCGCTGCCAGCCTGGCCGAGGTCGACGGCGAGGACGAGATCGACGGGATCGGACGCCGGGTGCTGCTATTCCTGCGCGCCGTTCGCTTCGCCGCAGCGGCCGAGCTGGCCGAGCTGCACCGCGATGTCACCGCCACCGATGCCGGGCAGGCGCGCGGCGACGTCCAGCTGCTGACCGCCGCCGACTATCGCCGCCTCGCGGTCCATGCCCTGCGCGAGTTTCTCGGCACCCCGCGCATCGCGGTGGAGCTGATCTGATGCAGGTCGCGGCCCGCCAGGGCGATACGCTCGACCTGCTCTGCTGGCGCCACCTGGGCACGACTGCCGCCGTGGTCGAGCTGGCCTACGATCTCAACCCCGGGCTGGCCGATGCCGGGCCGGTCCTGGTCGAGGGGCAGATCGTCATCCTGCCCGATGCCCCCGCCGCTGCCGCCCCGCTCCGTGAAACCGTGAACCTCTGGGACTGACGCGATGGACGATCCGGCTGATTGGAAAAACTTCCTCTTCTGGTGGATGGCCAGCCTGTTCGCTTCCACGGTGGTTGTGGTCGCGCGGCTCGGCCTGCGCCTGTTCGGCGACGCCGCAGAGCCGCCGGCGGATCCGAAGCTGGCCCGCCACTGGGCGCGCCGCCGCCGGTGGATCGCCATCGCGGAAATCTCGGCACTTCCCGCTTTCGCCACCCTGTCGGTGGTGTTGGTCGCGTTCTACGATCTCAACCCCGTCGCCGGCGTGCTGATTGCCATGGGCCAGGGCTTCGTCGGCTTCCCCCTCTTGCTCGATGGCGCGGCCTGGCTGTTCCGCCGCCGCCTCGGTATGCAGCAGCTGGGCGGCCAGGCCCCGCCGCCGGCGGAAGGAGCCTGATCATGTGCTGGGACATCGTCCTTACCGTCTCCATCGCCAGCGGCCTCGGTTCGCTCGCCGCACTGGGCATCGCCGTGTGGCACCACCTGCGCCTTGAGCGCGGCAGCCATCGCTGCCGCCGTCCCTGATGGAAAAGCCGGCATCCCTGCGCGCCGCGATCGGCGCTGTCCTGCCCGATCTGGGCACGGATCCAGATCGCCTGCGCATGTGGGTGGAAAAGGGCACGATCCGCTGCCGCCAGACGGAAAGCCGGGCCTTCGCCTGGGCCTACACGCTGACCGTGGTGATCACCGATTTCACCGGCCACCCCAGCCTGGTGTTCCTGGCGGTGAACGACTGGCTGCGCATCAACCAGCCCGATCTGCTCACCGCCTCGGCCCCCGGCTATGCGTTCCAGGCGGACATCATCGATGAGAAGACGGTCGACCTGCAGATCGACCTGGCGCTGACCGAACAGGTGGTGCTGCTGCCGCGCGAAGGGGGCGGCTTCGATCTCCAGCACCTGGCCGAACCGCCGCTGTTCCCCGATCTCGATCCGCTGTCCGATCCGCCCAGCCTGCTCAAGCAGATCTGGTGGAAGGACGAGCTGCTGGTCGAATGAGCGAGGCCAGCGGCCTCGAGGCGATCGAGCCCTGGCTGGACGCCGTGCTGCAGCGACTGAAGCCGGGCGAGCGCCGCGCGCTTTCCGCCCGGATCGGCCGAATGCTGCGCCAGCGCAACGCGGAGCGGATCCGCGACAATTCCGACCCCGATGGCAACCCCATGCCAGCGCGCAAGAGCCAGCTCGACCAGCGCGGCCGCATCCGCAAGCGCAAGAGCCGGATGTTCCCGAAGATCGCACTGGCCCGCAACCTCAAGGTCCGCACCAGCCCGGACGAGGTTGAGCTGACCTTCACCGGACGCACGGCGCAGACCGCCGCCGTCCACCACTTCGGCCTCGAGGACGCGGTAGACCGCCGCATCCCGAACTCGATCCGCACCCGCTACCCCGCGCGCCGCCTGCTCGGCATCCCGGCCGCCGACCGCGATGCGATCCTGGACGAGCTGATCACGTGGCTGGACCTAAAGGATGGGCAGGCCTAGCCTCACCCGATGCTGTCCACCCTCGCCGCCGCCGCGCTCGCCTGCATCACCACCGTCCACGATGGGGACACGGTTCGGCTCTGCAACGGGGAGCGGGTGCGCCTGGTGGCAATCGACGCCCCGGAACTGCCGGGCAGCCCGCGCTGCGAAGGCTACCGCCGCGCGCGCAGCTGGTGCGACTATCGCCTGGCGGTTCGATCGAGGGACGAGCTGGAGCGCCTGCTGCGGCGCGGCCCGGTGCGGATCGAGCGCACTGGCCTGGATATTTACGGCCGCACCCTGGCGCGGCTGACGGTCAATGGGAGGGATGTGGGCGAGACGCTGATCGCGCGCGGCCTCGCCCGCCGCTGGCCCTGATCTAGCGGCGCGCCGCCTCGGCCAGCTTGGCCTGCAGACGATCGTGGCCCGAATTGTTGTCCGCCTGGATATCGGCCAGCGCGGCCTTGGCGGTGGCCTGGTCGGCGGGGTTGAGAGCGGCGGTTACTTCGTCCCACCACCGGCTGAATTCCTCCGCCCTCGCCAGCGCGGGGCCGACGATCGGCAGCAGTTCGATCAGCTTTCCAAGGTTCATCGCTCAGGCTCCTTTTCCATTGGCCAGCGCCAGCAGGTCGCGGACCGCGCCCTGCGCATCGCCCAGCGCGGTGACAAAGCCGGGGGCGTTCCCGGCGCGGTATGCCCTGCGGGCGATCTCCACCGCCTGGAACGCGCGGGCGTCCAGTTCGGCCAGGCGCGCGGCGTTCTCGCCCCGCACCAGCTGGGCATCGACTGCGGTTTCCGCAGCAAGGCGGGCCGCCTTGTAGGCCAGCTCGATCCCCAGCATCGCCTGTTCGTCGACCATAGTCTTGTCGGCGAGCTCGACCGGGGCCGGGGCCTTGTCCAGCGTTTCAAGGACCGCGCAGGCGGTCATCGAAAAGGCCATGCAGAGGGTGATGATGATCGTGATCGCGTTTCTCATGGCCAGTCCTTTCAGGCCTCGTTGCGGGAAAGCGCGCCGCTGGCACGCACGATGCGGGGGGTGACGCTGGCCGGGGCCAGGCGGTAGTTCGGGCGCCGGTGGGCGATGCACCGGGCCTTGGCGATCCGGGTAATGCTCACCCGGTTGCCCTGGTTTCCGCCCAGGACGTGGAACGCCTCATGATCCTCGGCCACATAGAAGCCCACGTGCCCGCCTCCGCCGGGGCGTTCGAACACCAGCACGTCGCCCAGCGCGGCATCAACTGCCACCTCGCCGAACTTCGTCCAGTTGCGCGCCCAAAGCGGAGCGGCCGGAACCGCCTTGCCTGCCCGGTGGGCGACGATCGCCGCGAACAGGCCGCACCAGGGAACATCGTCATCGGAATAGCCGGCAATGGTAACGCCCGCCGCGTTCAGCTCGTCCCGCCAGGCCAGGATCGTCCTGTTCGATCCCCGCCCGACAATCTCGGCCACGCCCAGAAGCTTCAGGGCTTCGTTGATAGTGCGGGGGAGCTGACCGATCTTCGTTAGCCAGGCATAGGCGTTTGGGATCTGGGACATGGCGGGCCTTTCGAATGCCCAGCCACTTCGCTCCCGCTTGCACCTATCTTCAATGCCAACGCGTTGTCCGCCAGGCGGTCACAACGCAGGACCCTAGGCCTCATCCCATTCGATTGAGGCCCGGCAATGGTCGCGCTCTCCTGTAACCTGCAGGAACAGCCAGTCGATAACTCTCTCCATCAGCAGCGCCCAGCGGCGGCCAGCCAGCGCCGCTTTCCCCACCCTGCTGGAAATCGTCTCATCCGCGTCGCCGCCACCCAGCGCGTTGCCGAGTTGATCGATCGAGATCAGCAGGTTCCTAATGTACCGGCTCACTGCGGCCATCCGGATTCGGTGTCGATCGCGTCGACCTCTTGTGGCGATTGTGCAGCCAGAATCTCCGCGCCTAGCACCTGGCTGCGTGCGTGCGCCGCGGCGACGTGGGCCAGCGCAGCAGCCCCCACCAGAAGCATTTGAGCGGCATCCAGCGTGACGATCGAATTGTCAGCCAGCTTCCAGCTGACCGAGAAAGGGGCGGCTGCCGCCTGCGCCATCAGGGCGCCGGTTACCGCGCCATTGATGTTTCCGCGCGATATCGCGTCGCTGTCGAAAATTCCGATCCCGGCAACTGTCACCCCAGCGTCGATCGCCGCATCGCGCCTGACCTTCACTTCTGCCCAACGCCGCTGCTGCGCTTCGGCCAGGCTTTCCATGGCGAGCGGCGCCTCGGTGGCTTCGCCGGTACTGCAATCTACGACCAGTTCGGTTCGCATGTCAGATCCCCATCAGCCGGTAGGTTCCGGCATCGTTGTTTCCGCCGCTCCATTGTGCCCGGAGCGCCTGGATGCCGCCGGCACACCGCCACACATTCGGGGTCGTGGCGTTGCCTGCGCCAATGATCGTGCTGGCACCCATGGTCATCCCGCCCGCGACCGGTCCGGCGCTGTTACGGTACCCATCAATCCGGACGCCACCGGTGTAGACGCTCGCCGCAGTTGCCAAGATTACCAGCGAATGCGCTGTGCCGAAGGCCGAGCCATCGGGCGAAACGCTGATATTCAGGCTCTGATTGCTGCCCGAATCGTGGCTCACGCCTTCGAACAGCAGCATCAGGTTCTGGTAGGTCTGCGGGATGCTGGAAAAGGTAACAGTGCCCGTGCCGGTCGGGGTGACGCTGGCGATCTCGGTCCAGCCTGGCAGGGTTGCCCAGGCTGGATTGGCCCCCGCCCCTTGGGTCTTCAGGAATTGCCCAGAGGTCCCCGCGCCCAACCGCGCCCAGCCCGCTGCTCCTCGATACAGCAGATCGCCCTGCGCCGCCACCCCGACCAGGTCCAGGATATCAGACAGTGTCAGTTCCTCGATCGGTCCGGCCCCTGCTGCCTTGCGGCCCAGCATCCGCGCGGTTGCGGCCAGCGTAAACTCGCCATTGCTGGCCAGCCCCTTGGCGGCCTTCGCCGCCAGAAGCGGAGTGACCTCACCCTTGGTATAATACAGATCGTCGTGGCCGTGGCCGGTGTTAGATTTGCCGGCCAGCGCCACGGTGATCGCCGCCGCATCGGCCTTGGCAGCCAGGGCGGCTGTTACCGCCGCGCCATTAGCCTTGGCTGCAAGCTCCGCCGCAAGGCCGACAATGTCAGCGATGGCATGGCCGTGCAGCATCGCCGCAAAGCGGCCGTCTGCCTCTGTCTCGGTGAAGTAGCGATCATCGTGATCGTGGCCGACAATCATTCCCAGCGCAGTCAGCACCGCCACGATATGCGGGTTAATGGCCTCCTGGAACGCGGCTGCGTCTGGCCCGGCCAGGGTTTCGATCGGCTTGCTCATGCCCGACCTATGCCGCGCGACTAGGGCCGCGGCGAACCCGCGCGCGTTGTGAGACGGGTGATCACAACGCGCGCGGGTTGAGTTGCAGTGCCCGCTGGCCGGATTTGCCCGCCATGCCGATCGATTCCGACAGCTTCACCGGAGTAGACCTGTCTCGCCTGCCCGCCCCGCAGGTGATTGAGCAGCTCGACTTCGAAACGCTTTATGCGCAGGCGCTGGCCCAGTTCCAGGCCTACTTTCCCAGCTTCGACGCGACAGTGGAAAGCGACCCGGTGGTCAAGCTGATCCAGCTGTTCGCTTATCGCGAGCTGGTGCTGCGCCAGCGGCTCAACGACGCCGCCCGGGCCGTGATGCCGGCCTTCGCCACAGGCTCGGATCTCGACGCACTGGCCGCGCTGTTCGGGGTGGAGCGGTTCATCCTGGTTCCCGCCGATCCCGGGGCCGGAATTGCCGAGGTTCTGGAATCCGACGCCGATTTCCGCCGGCGGATCGTGCTGGCGCCCGAAGGCTTCTCGGTCGCCGGGCCGGTCGGCGCCTACATCTTCCACGCACTATCGGCCGATTCCGAAGTGCTCGATGCCAGCGCGGTCAGCCCGGACCCTGGCGAGGTGGTGGTGACCGTGCTGGCCCGCGGCGGCGATGGCGCCCCCGCGCCCGAGGTGCTGGCCGCGGTAGAGGAACGGCTTAACGCCGACACCGTTCGTCCCCTGACCGACCTGGTCACAGTCCAGGCCGCCACCATCGTGCCTTTTGCGGTCGAGGCCGAACTGAAGCTACTGGCCGGTCCGGACAGCAGCGTGGTGCTGTCGAATGCCGCCGCCCGGCTCGACGCCCACCTCGCCTCGATCCGCCGCCTGGGCCGCGACATCACCCGCGCCGGGATCATCGCCGCACTGTGCCCGGAAGGGGTCCAGAACGTGGTGCTGACCAGCCCCGCCACCGACATCGTGCTGGGCTCGTCAGAGGCCGGAAACTGCACCGGGATCGACATCGTCAACGCCGGGATCGGTGAGTGACCTCGCT